ATCTTAACTTCGTTTTTAAGTCTTGCTGCTTTTGCATAAGGGCATACAGACCAACCACCAAGTTTTTTAGATGGTATTTCTAAAAAATTTTCAGACCACTCTAGGATTTCTTCAGTTATTGTTTTTGGCATCCATAACTTTCTGTAAGTCGTCTTCGTGAACAACTATCCAAAAACCTTTTCTGTTTTTTTGACACAAAGCAATCACAGGTGTTTTGTTTTCTGCGTCTGCTAGTTTTTTTGTATCATCCCACAAAGAAAGAACTGCGTGTTTTTTCTTCTCTATTTTTTGTACCAAAGTGGTACTATTTAGTGTTGTCTCTGTCTTTTTCTCTTTGCTCACGTTCTATAATCGTTCTTGCTCTTTCTATCTCAGCTTTTTGGTCTGACATAGCTTTTTGATATTGAGACCTAGCTATATCACGTTGTTCGTTACTTCGCAATTTTTCTCTGTCTATTTCAATATCTGCTTGTATTTTATCACGATCTAGAGCTAATTTTGATGCATCTATCTGTGCTTTTGCAGCAGCAGCTTCTTCTTTTAGTAAGATATCTCTTTGTTTTATCTCGTTTCTTACTGCACCTTCTTGAGCTTTTCGTTGTAAATCTTGTGCTCTTAATTGTAAATCTTGTTGAGCTAGTTGGAATCTAGGGTCTTGTGCTTGTTGTTGTGCGGCAGCAGCTTGAGCTTGTTGTTGAGCAGCAGCAGATATTTGACCTGCAACTTGTGCCTGTGCTTGTGCAACTGCGTTCTCTACATCTCTATCCATAGATTCATATTCATCACTCTTACCAGGATTAAATCTATCGTACTCTGGTGCTGTAGGTAATTCTACTCCAGCATTAGAAAGAATAGACATTCTATATTTGTGAGCTTGGTGTTCTTGTATGTGTGCCTGCACTGCACCTGCTAACAACTGTTGAAGTTTAGGGTCTTGAGGTATTATTGATGGGTCACTCATAAAAGCCTCATGAACAGCAATATGTGAATCATGATCTTGCCATGCATATGCCTTAACAGGTCTGTTATACATCATAGTATAGTTCTCTGTTGCAGGGTCCATAGGTTTAGAACCTATCTCTGGTATTAACATCTCATCAATGTTCTCTACATCAAGTGCTTTATATAATCTTCTGTATGCTTCACGAAGATCATGTATCTGTGGTGCTTGTGAAGCAGCTTGCAGTTGTGTTTGTGCAAGTAAAACTCTTTGTGCTGTCGAAAAGATGTTAGGGTCAGATACTGGGAGGATATCGACTCTACCATCAAAATCTTGTCTGAATATTTGTCTCCCCACACCTTCGACAGCATAAGGGTAAAAGTTTGGTAGAAAGTCGAAATTTGTTCTAGCTAGTATTCTAAATTCTTCTCTTTGTGCTTTGTGTAATCTTTTGTGAATAGAAGACATAACTTTGATGCCTTGCTCTAACAATGCAACTGTAGTTCCTACAGGAGCTTGTGTATTCATGTTACCAGTTTGTAAATCAGTTATCGCTGCAAGTCTTCTACCTTCTTGTGTCAAAGAACCTAGTAAAGCTGTTAAAACTTGTGATGGTTCTTTAAATGGCAAAGGAACAATAGACTTTCGTATATCATCGCCATAACCTTCTACATCTCTAAATTCACCAAAGCCTATTGGTGTTTCACCTTCAACTCGCATACCACGAGTTTTAAATCCACCCGGTAGATTACTAAACTGACCTGCATCTACAAGTGAACGTAGAATAGTTGTTGCAGTTTTTTGTAAGTTACCAAGAAGGTGAACGTATCCTAATCCGTAAAAATTAAAACCAGGTAAAAACTTATAATGTACAAAGTATTGTATTCTTTTAACTTTTGGGTCGTCATCTTTAAAATTTTCTCTAATAGAAAGTATCTCTCTAGTCTCTTTGCATATTGTTACAATGTATGGACAAGCAAATTCTTTTTCAGAACCAGGTAGTTCTAAATCAACGTGCATCTCCAAGAGTGTAAATCTTGCATCGTTCTTATAACCTTTTTGTGGTTTGATACCTTCAATGTCTTGTATCTTTTCGTTTATACCAGTTACAGAGTATGACTCCGTAGAGCTCTCCTCTTGCATCATCTCTATGTCTCTGTAGAAACCACTCACTTGTCTTTTACGAAGTTCGTTGTACTCCATTCTAATAACGTGAGTATATCTACCACTAGTTCTTAGTTCTGTTGTATTACTAGATACAACAAAATCTGTAACAGGTATAAATTTAGAAACTGGTCTTTCTAACTCAGAATCATAATATACTTTTTTAAAACAACTACCTACGATAGGAAGATAGAATAACATTTGATCTAAGTCATCAAAGTATTCTTCCATCTGTTCTGTGACTTGGTAGTTCATGAAGTCTTTGACACGATGAGCTTGATCTTGTTTGTCTTTATTTACTTCACCAACTATTTGTGTTTTAACAGGTCCGTTTGCAGGAAATAATTCTTTTAAGGCTTGTGCATGAAACTGTACAGCAGCTTCAATCATTAATGGGTGATGTGCTGAACAAGCTCCAGGAAAAGGATGTTGCATATCTTCTAGTTTTAATCCTAGAAGTTCCATTCCTTTTTTGACATTTTCTTCCCAATCTGATCTACTTCTAACATCTGCATCGTATGCTTGTATTAGATCACTAGCAAGTTCAGAAAGTTGATCTTCTTCAAACTCATCTGCTAAGTTATCAGCAACAACTCTTTCCTCTTCTTGTTGATCTCCTACAACTATCTCTACAGATTCAACTAGTGTTTGATCTACTGGTTCGTTTGATTGTCTTACCATTAAAATATTCCTTTAAATTTAGTGCCTCTTTTTCTAGCAGCGTTTCTTCTTTTTTTATTTTTTTTCTTTTTACCACTAGTTCCGATTATTACTGCTACCTTTGTAGTAGACTTAGTTCCAGCAGCAGGCTTTACACCTTTGCCGATAATAATCATTAGAATACACCTTTGAATTTAATCTTCTTAACCTGTGCATCGTATTGACCACGAGATACACTTCCACCTTTAGCCATTCTTTTTACAGCACCACCTTTAGCCATGAAACCCATTTTGTTTCTCACTGCTGTTGGCAGTTTTGCTAGACCAGGATTCTTTTCTTTGTTAACTGGTTTTAAGTTCTTTTTCATTTTAAGCTCCTATACTTTTCATTCTATTACTTAATTCTTTTGCCCGATTAGTTGTCTGTTTATACCATCTGGAATCGATCATCTCATAGCTCGCACCCACATAGTTTAGTTCAGATAAACATTTCCACATCATCTTAAATTTGGATACACCTGTTGGTCCAAGCTGAAACACCATCTCTATGATAATGCCTTTGGCTTGGTCATCCATATCGGCACAACCATTCATTTCAAATAATCTTTTTGCAGAGTCTTCTGCTTTTTTATAGTCGACATCAAAGATGCCATCTAAAAACTCTTTATCGTATTCTTTATCGTCTTCCCAAAATTCTTCTACACACAGATGCCCATACCCCACTGTTCTCTTTCCTAGGGTATCTAGGTATACTTTGTTTCTATAACCTTCGTGATGTTTGATTGATTCTTTTATCTTGTCCATGACCAATAACTTCCTTTACTACCTGTTCTCTCTTCTGGAACATAATCTTGTGAGTGACCTACTAACCACCCTTTTCTTAATCTTAACAGAGCTTGTGATGTTGAGTCTACCAAGTCATCATTCTTTGAATTAGGGAATGATGCACATTGAGAGATAACATCCTCTGCAAAATCTTTATCTGGATACCATATTTTTCCAGACTCTAACAAGGGAGTAATTGAATGTACTCTAGATTTTTTATCTTGTTTCTTTGGATTAAAAGGTGTGATGGGTATACCCATTCTTGACAACTCTTGTACCAAAGATAGTCCACTTGCTTTTGCTTCTATAATTACAAGGTCTGGTGTAAATCTATTATAATAATCTACAGCAACCCTTTTGAGTTCTGGGAACTCCCACTTGTCTCTTTTTGCACCAAGTAAGATAACATTAGAATCACCATTCTCA